GCAAAGTCAGCGTATTTAACAGTGCGATCTTCGTTCCATACTTGAGCAATGACATTCCATCCGACTAAAACAATCGGATTCGATGCTCCATCTTTGAACTGAATCGGCAAAGCAAAATCTGCCCTGCGTTGAAGTTCAGTGTTGTACTTCCCAGGAGAGATGGCCATGACGGCATTCTACCGGGGCTACCCAGTGGCGATACCTCTGATCTCAAGGTATTGAGAGCAGTCAGCTAAGTAGAAGACTTACTTCTCTTTCGATTGCCCTAATCAATTCAGGCCGATAGGTATCCGGTGCGTAGGGGTCTAAATTCATTGATAGCATTTTGCGTAAAAACTGAGAGCTGTCCCTAACGTGCTTAGGCGCAAATGAAACGTAATCGGAGTCGTAAGGAAGCGGCATGGTTTTAGATAGTGATGTTAGTTGACTTGTCGGGCCGAACAATGGACCCGTATTGGGGGCTGATGCCAGCCCGCCAGCTACGGGCACCCATATTCAGGTTAATCGTGGTAGACCCGTTGTCCTTTGTTTCAATCACAGGGTTGTCGCCTGCTGGATAACCTTCACCATAGTTTGTAGAATTACCAGGGTTTTGAACATATGGAACAAAGGTAACGTTTGCAGCCCCAGCCCGTCTAAAGATTGTTCCGGTTTGCGAAATATCCGTTTGCGAAATTGTTCCACCTTCTTTTCCAAAATACTTGCAACCAAGTAAAATACCACGGGATTTGGTTGAGTTGTGGCCATTGGAACCAAATCGTCCCATAAAACCTGAGCGAACCGGCTGGGTCGCGCTGCCTGCAAAAGTATCAAGAAAACAGTTCTCAATTATGATAGATGTTTTTGCGTGAATAAATTGATCCAGAAAGGGTCCATCATTGTCGTTTGACGGATAGTTAAGTTCTGCCGAGGTTGAACTATTCGTAACCAGATGGATATGATTGGGTAGCAGCTTTCCGGTTCTATCAGAATAAAAGCTGTAATCATAAGGAGCGACCGCTGCTTCGCCGGTTAGCACAAACTTACCATCGCCAATCATACCAAAAACCATATCTATAGACAAAGATCCCTCAGAAGGGCCTAAAGTACCAATAAAGGTATGGTGAAATTGCCTAAATGTCCACGGTGCCTGAGCAAGGGCGGAACCATAGTGTATGCGATTGGAATTTTCTATTGAGGATGAGCAGCCGATTCCGTTACTTGTGATTACCGTATTTCCCCTTAGGTAAACATTGCTTAAATAGATTTTAGCGTTAGTTGTAACGTTAATATATGGACAGCGATTGCCACCCAGAGTGTCTTTATGAGATGGAAGGCCTGGACCAAAAATACAGTCTTTTAATTGAATAGAATCAGTTGCTCTGGACTGAATGTTTATAGGCGATGAAAAAGTGGCTGCACTGAATTCACCCGTAAATCCACTTGCATTTCTAATGCTATTTAGCAATTGATCAACATTGGTTGAAGTATTTGACGAGTAAGTCAAGCCATTGATATTGTTTTCCGTATTCGCCCAACTACTGCCGCCCACGGAGAACACAATTTGTGTAGCTCTTACGTTTATATTTCCGGAAATCCATTTGATTGTTTCAGCAAGACCAAGAAAAGAAAATCCACCTTTGAATTCAGCTGATTTCTTAAAAGTAATTTCAGTGCCGTAAAGAAATGCGTGTAAATTCGTGTTTCCGCCTGTTTTACCAGCTCCTGCGCTATCACGAATAGCAAGTCGCCAAGTTATGAATTGAGGAATCAAAGCTGCGTTGTCGTAACCCTTGCCATCGTAGTAATCGTTTGCTGTTGCAGTTGCAGGATAGTAGCTGCCAGCAGTTGTACTTGGATATGGCATTGCCGTAAACCCACTATTCCATGACTCAAATCGAACATTGCAATTCCAAACAGAAGCAAGGAATATGTAATAGGCTGGGCTAATGCGAACAACAGCAGTTTGCTCACTACCTGACAGGACGTAATTAGCATATTCGGCAGCCCTACTAAGATTAGGAACAGCTCTTGAAGCCACATTCGGTGGCTCTGCTATCATCTGCTGTAAGTTGCGATCCGTTCCCGTAGCGCTTACATAGATCAGGAGTTCCCCTTGTAATGCGCTAACAAGCTGATTTGCATTCTTCCAAGCATTCAGACCGGGAACAGTTACAATATCAGGCGAGCCGTTGATTGACGCATCGTTGGTAGCAACTGAAGCGGCGACTCCAGTTTTAATTAGTTCAGCGTAGGGCGCTAACCTGGCTGGGCCAAGTCTTGTAGTTTGACTTACCTGACCAGAATTAAAAGTAATTCCGCCTGAGAACGTAGCCTGACCACCAACAGTCAAACTATTCGTAACGCTTAGTACGTCAAATACGGTTCCCTGACTTGTGTTAATATCTCCAGCACCAATGTTTTCAACGCTTAGGGTTTGACCAGTTGTTGTATCCTCTAGGCCGCGAGGGGATACCAGCAGTCCATCCTCCTGGCTACCCTGAGGGATTACCCTGCCGCCTCCTTGACTGGTAAAGTAATAAGTAAATTTATTCTGTGCAGACATATCTTGCGCTGCTGCCGGAACGGCCTTTGAATAATTTCCCGTACCGCTACCAAACCAGCGATGTGATCCCATCCAAAGGGTTGAGGGACGCCTGAATTCAACTGGCCAATTTGCCGCTGCATTGGCAGCACCACCCGACGGGGAAACGCTGCTGAGAGCCAGTGTGGTAGCTGGGGATGATGTCAGCCCTGGGTTACGACTTCTTGCTGCTTCGCTGCGTGGCACCAGTGCAGCGTGGGTATCGGTACTTTCGTAGCCCAGCGCTTTCAGTAACAGAAAGGCTCCCAAATAGTCTGTGCTTGAACGGTACTGACTAGCGACCGAGAATAACCCAGACGTACCAAAAACGGTTGACCAGTTGATTCCGCATGTAGTTGTAACCTCAGCGCCATCCGTATCAGTATCAAAAACCAAGATTAGCGCTTCGTTCTTGATATTGTCTTCAGGGGCGAAGGACGACTCCATATGAACGAACGTTTCCTGCCACTGCGTTGGATCAGGAACTGAACTTGTGGTTGTCAGCTTCTTGCTATTGATGTAATGCTTGTTCGCGTAAAGTACAACCGTGCCAGCTAGATAGGTAGCACCATTGACGTAGCTGGTAGCGTTGCCGCCACGCCGCAATGTAATTTCAGCAGTCTTGAGAACACCAGAACCAGGAGTGTCACCCAACCCGGCAGAACTGACCAGCAGTATTTCGGAAGAGCTACTTAGTGTGCGAGCAATTGAAGATGAAGTAGTATCTGTCTGCAGCACGGAACTAGCTGCCGGAACTCGGGCTGCCGTTGTATTGCTTAGCTTGACAGATATTCTGCGTTCGGCTGGTGTACGAGTATCAACCAGTCGTCTCACATAGACGCGAGCACCAATCGCCAAGGAGATTCCATCACCGCCTAAATCAACAGCAGCACCGCTGGGATTCGTAAGAGCTGTGGTGATGTTGATTTGTGCTGGCGCCGAAGATGACCATGCACTTCCGGTCAGCGGCGCTCGCCAATCGGTTCCCTGTTGATTTTCTACCCAGATATAACTACCTGAAGGGAGTGTGTAACCGTTCTGGCCAAGCGTATCTGGAATGGTAGAGCTAGTGCCATATGGCGCCAACCCTGAAGATAAGGTGACTGTGCTAGATGTAAACGCCGAAACCGTTCCTAGGTAGAACCGCTGGATATTGCCTGTTTTGAACTCAGGACTAAGTGGAACCTTAATCGCACTGATTTGCCAGTTTTTATCACTTGGAAGTGCTGCCCTACGGTATCCCTTAGCGATACCAGCACAACCGCCAAAACTGCTGTTGCCGTTGTTGCTGTCAATCTCACCGCCTGTATCTACTAGGCTCTGTACGCCTTCTCCAATATCAAAGATTGAAACCTTTTGGATAAAACCTTCGTTGATGGCAGCAACACCAACACTACGCCGTGCTGGGTTTTGTCGAATATTGTCCGGTATCTGGCTAATGTAATCTGCGTAGTTAGAAACTGCTACCCAGTTACCGCCGGAATATTTCTGCCAGCAACGCATATCTCCATTCTCAGAGATACTTTTTTGCAAGCTAACGCCAGTAAAGTTGGCGAGTACAAATGACTTGAAGCCGAGGACTTTGGAACCGTCAACCCACAGCCGACCCATTCCAAAATTGGATCGCACTGTGCATTGAAAAATATAGAAAGACGCTGAAGCAGTAGAATCCCATGCCTGCGTTGGCGTACCACTAATTGGTGCGGCAATAGTGTACTCAGTTTGCCTAGCCACCAATAGTGCTTGGCTTAGGTTCCCGCCAGTACCACAAGCGGTGAAAACGTTTGCGTAGAATGTATCAAGTTCTGCCTTCGTAGCATGACCAAAAGTTGACAGAAGGTGATGCGACTCTGCAAGACCAATCTTATCCATGGTGGTAATGCCATAGGCATAGCCCCCGCCAGTCGTTTTGATAATTTGCCTACGCAGCGAATAGGTAGCAACTCCGTTTGAGTATGTAGGTGTTTCGTCTACGTTTCCTTCTGGAACCCAGCTTGGCCTGATAACCGTATGACGTAAATCACCAAATTCAGAAACGATAGAAGCACCACGCGGAAGAAGAACACCACCTTCGGTTGGGTTAAACTTAATTAAGTGCTGCCATGTTGGGTTAAAACCATCTGCCCATGTCGAGATTGAAATTGCAGAACTATCAGTTGAAGGATTGTTATAGATAATATGCAAACCTGGAGCTAGTACGATGCAAACACAATCAACGTGTGCAAGCGGATCGTTGATGTACCAGTTCTTGCTGGTGATAATTGCAGCTTCAATAATAGCGCGGTTGATTGTCTTAAACGGTGAGTGCCTGGTATAGCCGCAAGTTAGGCGCTGGTTCTCTAGTCTTTTAAGTTTCTGAGCAACAATCTCTTCCGTTGTGCCGGTAGCTTCTTTTGTATTGTAGGAGCCAGAGGCGAAAGTATCCTTACCGATATATGGATTAACAAACAGAACAAACGGTGCAGTCAGTGGATCTGTCGATTCGGAGCTGCCACTTGCAATATTTGTTGCACCAATCAGTTGACGCAATCCCTCAAGCGCTGTTGCAATTTGAGTACGAAAGCCTGCTTGCGATGTTGAAAGGTTGTCAAGGGCTCCGGTCTGGCCACTGGGAACGAGCTGAGCCACGCCGTTTTATCTGACTGCTGGTTCACTCTAGCAGCGATCACTCAATTCCCTGTCTCAGGGCAATCTCTCCAACGGTCACGAAATTGAGTGAACCAACAATTGCTTCTTGAACCCGAGTGTTGATCGCTACACTTGTAATCATTAAATCGGTAGCATAATAAAGATCGCCAGGCAAAAACTTACCAGAGCCCCTGCGATTGTCAATCATCCAGAATTCGCTTTCCGCCTTGCATCCTTTTTCTGTAAGAAGAAGAAGATTCAAAAGCATTGTACTATCATTGCTGGTGTCGCTTCCCTCTCTTTCGATAAAAAAGTCCATCGTTCCGCTGCCACTTACGATTGACTTAACGGCATCACCGAACCGCTCGCCAACAGAAGTTGTATCAACCTCGGAAGCTGTCAGACTTAGCGACCAATCGGAAAGCATTCCCTGAATCATCCAGTCTGCTTCAGTTATGTTTACGCTAATATTAAGAGTTCCAAAGTCAACGCTACCAATTGGAACCCGGTCAGCAAGCCTGCCAGAAAGTGCAGCACCACGATTTGCGTAAAAACTTAGTCTGTCCAGTTGATCTCTATTGGCGTAGTAAGTAACAGAAGTTGTCAGCCCAGTGACCGACTGAGTAACGTAAAAAGCCGCAGAATCCGTTCCAGAGTAGAAAGCGCTTGAGTTGCTGGTAATATGAGCCCTGTTTGTTCCAAGCCGCCAAATTGACCCAAAGTACATTGCGTGTCCGTCTGGGCAGTCGGGTCCATTCGTGCCACTATCAAATGGAAGCCCACGTCCACAGGTAATTACCACCCTGTCGCCGTTCCAAATACTTATATTTGAATTTGACAGAGTGTTTGATGCAGTATTGATTGCAGCAGAATCAATAGCTACCGATTCCGGCGCATCTCGACGAAGTTTTACGATTCCGCCAGCGCCAAGAACTGCCATTAGAAGGTGCCAACAATGGGACCAGTTACCTGAAAGTTCACACTGCAGGCAACGATTTCTCCTGCCGAAACAGGCGTACCAACCTGAGTAATTAGTGCTGATGCTTTCATCGCTTTACCAAGTGTAGTATTGAGCACAAATTCAACTTGCTCAGCACTACTGGAATCACTTAAGATTGAATTTAGTAGACTTTTGGTTGCTGTGTCATCAGGATCATACATAATCGTTGCACTCCCACTAGCACCACGCAATCCAGATACAAATGTACGATCATCTGAGCCAAGTGCTGTATCCTCAATTGCGTCTCGACTAACATCAAGGCTGAAGTCCTTGCACTTTGCAACCTTGGTTCCATTAAACCGAAGTTGCCCACCCGACCCGGTAATCACTGTCACTGTAAATCCTCACTCTGCTGACTCTGACCACAGAATAGCCAGGCTGGACAGGCACAAGACATTGATCTATTTTTTACGAAGCAATAGCCCGTAATTCAACCGTAACATTAACTCTTCCGCGTTGCTCCTTGTCGTTTGACTTTTGTGGCGGTTGATCAGGAATAAATCTCCACTGCAGACCAGGAAGATTGGGTGCAGCCCCAGGCTCCCATACCTCTGGCGGTAGCTCAAGATCAACCATTCCGCAATCGGAGTCGAGCCACGCCGCCTCTATCGCCTCCCAGTCGGCCTCGGGACGCACGTCGAACCGCAAGGACACACCAGCATCAACCGCAAGGCTTCCACGCCTCCTCCTGAACGTCGTACCCCCCTCTGAGCGGGTTTCCGTGATGGGAATGGCTGGAGGACGGTACTCCCTGCTGCTGGGCCGTATCGCCGGGAAGAGAATCATGTGATGGTTACGGTTATCAACCCTGTACGACCAATTCTAGTCACTTGATAGGTTCCAGTTGCCGAACCGGAAATATCTAGCAAGCTACCCGACGGAAGTAAAGAAATCGTAAATGTATTTGCTGTGATACCACTAGATCGCACATAGTAAATTGTATCGGCAATAACACCAGTTGGCAGTGCTCCAGTCAAAGCCGTAAATGAGATTTGATCGTTACCTGATAGAGTATGAGCATTTGCGGTAATAGTATCTGTTGTTAAATTAAACGTGCAACTCTTTTGAACAGTATCATCGGAAGCGGTGTAGCTTCTGACTCTGCAGCTTAATTGATATGTGCCAGCGCCAGTAAAT